AGAGCCTACAAGGTCAGACTTGCTATTCTTAATGGCTCGGATGACCTTTCTAAGATGCGCGCCAACAAACGCGAGATGTATTTGGATATTTACTCACGCGTTATGGATATCTATCGCATTAACCCTAATATGCAAATCGGGGATATTGTAGAGCAGGTCATTAGCTCTCCTGCTCCTAAGTTCTATTTATCTGCCGGTTCGGCTAAGACTATAATCAATATCGCTAAAAAACAATGGTCAAAAATTCATCTGCAAAGAATGCGTGCCTTGCTTTAACGGCGCTGTCTGTTTTGGCTTATATTATCTTTGGCCTGCCTGAAGATTGCCATTGCTGTGGACTCTTCTTAGGATGCGGTTTGTCTCAACGGCTGATATATTCTTTTGTTCACGCCTCTGTGTGGCACGTCTTAGCTAACGCATGGGCGCTGCTTGTCATGGCTTTTGCTTTTGACATCAGTCTCTATCAGCTATTTTTGGCTTACATTATAGCTGTCGCTGTGCCTGAGGCGGTAATCAATACTGTGCCTATTGTCGGGATGTCTGCCGTCTGCTATGCCCTTTGTGGAATGGCTTCATTAACAGTTCGTCACAAGCTCATTTATCACTTGTGGTTTGTCGCTTCTATTGCATTAGGCTTCGCTTTCACATCCACCGCAGCTATCCTTCACGCCTACTGCTATGCAGCGGGCGTTATTGTTGGATTCTTAACCATGCCGTTATGCTCAAACAGATAAATGCCATATTATCAGAAAATGCTCGGCGTGTTGCTCAGAACACCCTCCCGGTCAATCCCATAACAGGCTTTGGTTCTGTCGGTGAACGTCGTGAGGTTGTCATACCTGATTTCCCGCTCAAGAAACAATGGCTGCCGCTCCAAATGCTGAATGATGGCTTAATTAAGAAAATCATCGAAGCAGGCTCTATCAAAGCATTTATCAATGCCCAAAAAGAAATTTATCCCGATGACTATGGCGATGCCTCCGATCGGCTCAAAGTAATTGAACAATTTGTCCGCATACGCTACAAACATGATTTCCCTTTCTGGGCTGCCTCATTGGTGTATATCAAAACAAAGGGTGGGGGAGATGATATTCTGTTCCGGTTGTCTCGACCTCAACGCAAATTCATCTCTGTCTTGGAACATAAACGCATCAATGGTGAACCGATACGACTCGTGCTGTTAAAAGCGCGTCAGTGGGGCGGCTCGACAGCAAGCCAAATGTACATGGCATGGTTACAACTGGTTCACAAAGTCGGCCTCAACTCTCTTATCATCGCTCATCAATCGAGTGGTACAGACGAAATCAAAGATATGTTTGACCGTATGATTGCCGCTTATCCCGTTGAACTATTGCATCAACTTGGCGATGCATATTCAGAGAATGAACGCAAGTTAGTCGGCGTCGGCAAGTCCGGTGCCATATTCCGTGTCCCGCAACGCAACTGCAAGATTAAAGTTGGCACGGCTGAAAAACCTGACTCTTGTCGTGGCGGCGATTACAACCTTGTGCATCTATCCGAGGTCGGCGTGTGGAAAGCCACCGAAGGCAAGAAACCTGAAGACATTGTGCGCTCTGCCTGTTCCGGTGTGCTTATCACTGAGCCTATGACGATGATTATCTATGAATCTACGGCTAATGGCACAGGCAACTTCTTCCAACGCGAATATGATGCCGCAAAACGTGGCAACTCTCAGTTCTCCGCTTTGTTCATCTCGTGGTTTGATATTGACCTCTATTCGTTACCTTTCAAGACAGATGCCGATAAAGAGATATTCGCTCAGTCTCTATATAATAACCGTAACTGCACTACCGCCTTTACCGACCGCGAAGAACCCGGTGCCTACCTATGGCGTCTTTGGGACTTAGGTGCAACACTCGAAGGCATACATTGGTACGTCGAGGAACGCAAAAAATATCGCGACCATGGAGACATGGCTTCTGAATATCCATCGGATGATGTTGAGGCTTTTGTACATTCCGGTGAACGTGTCTTCGATAAATATAAGATTGAGAAGCTCCGCAAGTCGTGCCGACCGCCTAAACTCATCGGCGATGTCTGCGGTGATGATGATACCGGCAAAGGCGCTTTCTCTAATCTCAAATTCTCTACCGACTCTCAAGGCATGTTGCACGTCTGGGCTTTGCCTGAGATTGACGATGATGAGATTGTGACCGACAGATACTTGGTCGTTGTCGATATTGGCGGCCGTTCCGGTAAAGCTGACTGGTCTGTTATCTGCGTCTTCGACCGCATGATGATGATTGACGGAGAGAAACCTGTCGTTGTAGCACAATGGTATGGTCACATCGACATGGATATCTTAGCGTGGAAGGCTGCCCAGATTGCCGCTTTCTATGACAACGCTCTTCTCGTTATCGAGTCTAATACATTGGAGACCCACGATAAAGAACGCAGCGTCGATGGCGACCAATCATCTTTCATTCTTAACCAGATTAAGGAAGTCTATGACAACCTATATGCACGTAAACAATCTGAGGAAGATGTGATTGAAGGTCGTCCGCGCAAGTATGGATTCCATACAAACGTATCAACTAAACCTATGATTATTTCAACTTTAGTCAAGGTGATACGTGACGGTTTGTATATCGAGCGCGATGAACAATGCCTCAATGAATATGAATGTTATGAGCGCAAACAGAATGGCGCTTTTGGTGCTATCATTGGTAGCCACGATGACTTGTTGATGACTCGTGCTATCGGCTTGCATATATGCTTTCATGAAATGGACATTCCAAAAATTAAACCACGTCACAAAAATGTTCGCCCCTCTCGGCGCATCGCCAAAGGTGCGGCTTCAATATAAAACTCTCAACTATGAACGTATTCCTAAAAATCTTTGCCTCGCTGCGCTTTCGTGAGGCTGTAAAACAAGCCGACACGGCTCACGCTGTAAATGGCCATCGTTACTATGTCCTCCCTGCGGATGACAAATCTCTCAAGCTAATTGTGATGGATCGTCAAAACTTCCGTAGACTGAAAACTAAAAAGTATATCAATCAGGATGCACGTGTATTCCACTTGGTAAACGAATCTTTCTATTTCACACCTTATGCTAACGGCACAGGTTGCCTCTCTGTTTACGACAAGGTGCGTAAAAAAGAATTTTATTACCAGTGGGTCGATGCGTGCCGTAAACGCAAAAAACTTTATGGAAAGAAAAAGTCCTTACTGCATCGCTGGCTACAACGCGCCAAAACAAAATCTTGACGGCATCGCAACACTTGCGCGAGACCCGTTAGTTATTGCAAACATAAACAAAAAACCTACCGTTATTCGCGGTAGGTCTCTAATTACTAAAACAAAATGAGGTAAATATTAATGCGGTGAGGCCTCACGGCTTAGCCGCATTTGTTTTAAACTGCCCGTTTCATCCCATCTGTTTGAGATCCTGTAATCCCGTTGTATATTCTATTTACGCTCTGCTGGTCTGCCGACTGTGCAATGCGTTGCTGTAATTCAGGTGATATTGCATCAGGAACTTTGCCTTGCTCAAGTTGCTCCTTTTGCGAGTTGAGCGCCTGTAATAACTCGTCAGCGTATGGTATGTCTGCATGTTCCAACAACATCTCTGTGCTGATAGCCTGAGCTTGCCACAGCTGCATCAACATCTGTGTCGCCATTTGCCGATATGCAGGTGTTGCCGTACTCTCTACGATTGATAGGTCAAACTCTACATTCCTTACCTTTGTGGGGTCGTATTCAACATATGCGTTCTTACCGACGATATTTATCATTCGCTTGTCATCATAGAATTGTTGGATGTTCTTCACGTCCTTATATGCCGCCTCACGGACAAACATGCTATAGCTGTCTAAGACATCCAATAATGCGGTGGCTGCGTTCTGAGTCTGCTGATTATAAAGTGCTGCTGATGTGCCCGCATAACCAGTCTTGCCTTGCAGCGCTCCGTTGACACCGGATATTTCCTCAACAAGTTTGAGCTGCACATTGAGCAATTCCGAGATGCCTATATTGGTGGAGTTGTTAGATATCTGTTGCGGTATGACAGCCCCGGCTTTTGCCTTAAACAGTATCATACTGTTGAAGCACGACCACTGCTCTGATATATCGTCCATTGACATGCCGTCAGGCAAACATTCTTCAGGGAATAATAACACACCCTTTGCACTCGCTCGCATTATCCAGTCATACATCGTTATCAGTCGATTGATATATCGCTGTTGGTCGATGATGTCAGATACATAACTGTGCACTTCTCCGTCGATGAACGGATAGGCTTTAAATACGTATGGATGGCTCTTGTGTGCGTATGGCGTTTCGCCTTCTTGTAGCACATCTCCAAACGGTGTCAAAAAGTAATAATACCAATAATTGTCCACAAACCATTTTGCCTCTATCAGCGGTATCTCGTCGATATCCATACCGAGAGCTGTGCCGCGCTCTATGCGGTCTTGGTTCTCTGCCTCAACAAGCTCGGCATAGTCCTCAATCTCGCATTTAAATATCTCTCCGGTGTTGTAATCGTGACAGCGATAACGCGGCTTGGTCTCTTTGCGCCATACCTCGATGACACGACATCGCCCCGGTTGGTTCGTGAATAAAAAGTCCACGTTCTTCAGGCTGCTATATCCAAACTGTTCTGCACAATACACAATGTGTGACTGCTCGGCTGCTGAGGTGTATATCTCGCGCAATCGTTTGGTGTCTTCCGCTGTGTCCGCAAACCTCTCGCATAAGTCCTGAAATGATATATCGTGAACT